GCAAAGATTTTATTTACAATGTCAGTCGCAAGTTCTGAAGGCATAATAAAATTGCAATGATATGTACTATTTATATTTCTCCGCGCTTAGCATTTTCCGCACTTAACTCTTCATCGGAGAAGAGAGGTTGTTGTGTAGCAGGTGCCTCGGCAGGACCGCCACCCATATCGCCACCTTCAGCAGCCATCATAGCTTCCTCAGCAGGATCAGTGATCTTGCCTTCTGCCATTTCAGAGTCAATCTGTTTATCAATCTCAGCGATTTCCGTATCAGATTGTTTGAGAACTTGACGGCGGATGTAATCAATACTAAAGTATTTACCCACGAATGGGTCCATAGTATTGACAAGGTTCATACGCTCATTGCGGATCTCAGTCTCTTTGAGTTCATTGAAATAGTTATCCGCAATGTAGTTGATCTGAATATGTTCCTTGTAATCATCCCATTCTTCAATGGAGATGATACCCTTCAGGATCAACTGCGTCTTAATAAGATCCATGAAGAGTTCACTGAATCTCTTACGAAGACGTGCGATGAATTTTTGGAATTTAACTTCGTCGCGAGTAATCTCTGCTGCGCGTCCGATGTTAAAGGTGGTCTCAGTTTCTAGTCTGGAGGTGGGGACGTTGAGTGCTTTGTAGAGCTTCTTTTGGAAGTATTTGACATCTTCCAGTTCACCAAGGTTTTGCCCGCCTGGGAGAGTAGTGATCTCAGTTCCACGACCACCCTCTCTACGAGGTAGCCAAAAATCTTCCAGCATAGACATAAACTTCTTATCGTCTCGTATCTCGCCAGTTGAAGCATCGTAAACCAACTTATTACGATAACGCCCCATAACTTCGCGAAGATACTGCTCCGCTTTTTGTTTGGGGAGGTTGCCGACATCAATGTAGAAGATTCTTCGCTCGGGGGCACGGGAAAGACGATAGATTACAAGAGAGTCTTCAATCATGCGGAGTTGGTTTACCGCCTTGATTGCCTTGTGAAGGTGAGACAGCACCATGTTCTTGTTCAGATCCATGATGCCACTATGGACATAGGTTACGGAATCAGGTGCAATCTTCAGACCCTGATTACCAGTCTGTTTCAAACCTTTGGGGTTGTAGAGGAAGTATTCAACCTGACGCTGAGACAGTGCATCGTTTACATCTGTGCTCGGACGGTTGGGTTTCTGCTCAACTTCCTGTACTTTACGAATCTTGCGAGGGTCAATATATCTAATATCTACCAGACCCGCCTTGGGATTCTTTACGTCAATAACTTTATGATAGAACAGTCTGCCGTCAACATACCAACGACGGAAGATCTCGTAAGAACGGTTCTCAAAATCTAACAATCTCAGGATTGTATCAAACTCATCTCTGATAAGTTTTTTGATTTTTTCTGAAACCTTAAGGTTAGAGAGTTCAATCTCTACAGGTACATCATCAAAGTTACCGCAAATTGTTTCATTAACAATATCATCTACAGCAGAGTCACACTCTGGTTGTAGAATCATATCGCGATAACGACCAATCAGTTCGTACTCGTTACGAACAACACCGTCAATGTCTACCGTATAACCATAATGAGCACCACCCGCGACGGGATAAGATCCGTCCAGGTTGTCTTTTTGCACGAATGAAGGCCCCTTGGGGGCCTTCTTCGCTCTTTCAATTGAAAAACCGAATAGTTGGGACATCAACCGCGATCCTATATTATGATATTATTTAGGGGGTCGCGAGGACCCCCTTTTTATCAGGCGGTGATTCCGTTAGGAATTGCCTGCCAATATTGAACCTGAAGTTCTACGGTGAATTCTTCAACAGCATCGTTGCTACCGAAATCAAGATCAATAGCGGAAACGTTGCTGGGGAATACGTCGGTGAACTTATAGGAACGCAGGATGTTCGCCTTGTCACCCTTGCTCGCATCGCGAGAAAGTTGGTGAACAAACATGTCTGCGAAGTAACCAGTTGCATCCTGCTCATCGCCCAGACCAGTGACCTGAGTGATGTTCTCGTTTGCAGCCTGGATCTTCTCAACCCAAGTTTCAAAGGCATTTCTCAGGGAGAACTTACTATCGTTCATGATAGTAACGGTCCAAGGTTCAAAGGTTCTGTCGCCAGCGATCTTAAGAACGCGACCACGGAAAGGAACCTCAATGATACCCATCTGAGCGGAGGGCAAGTTCGCTGCGCGAACAGTGAACTTACCGAGATCCGACAGACCAGTTCCGTTAGAAATTACCTGGGTGGGGAAGGCGAGATCCACTTGGAATAGATTGGGTCTCGCGAAATCTGATACAACCGATGACTTAAAATTGTCAATCGTTCCTCTTACTGCCATTTTTGTTAGCCTCCGTGCTTAATATTATTTAGATTAACTGGCAATTTCAGAGAACGAGACACCAGTTCTCGTTGCGGTGAAAGTCAGGGTGATGTAGTTAATCGTGCGCGTAGGCTTAACATAGATCTCGGCATAGAACTCACCGCGATCAACAGCATCAGGGGGGTTGTTCTCTTCGTCACACTTGACGAGGAAGTCCGTTACACCACGACGACCTTGGACATCGCGCATGTAGGGCTCAACCAAGTTACGGAAGAGGGAACGTGAAGTTTCATCGTTCTGCTCAAAGAGTTGTGCCTTAGCAGACTCACCGATAACTCTCTCAAGAGTCAGGAACAGACGACGGACGTTGATACGATCAAAGGCAGACTGATAACCCAGTGCGGTCTTATCACCGAACAGGACTACGCCTTGACCAGGGAACGAAACAACGGGGTTGACACGCTCAGCATAGAGCTTGTCACGCTGATCCTTATTGGGGGAGTAAGCGAGTTTGATAGCATTTCTCAGAACACCACGAGAGAAACCAGCAGGAGAATACCAAGGATCCTGGTTTACACCAGTCTCAAGGCAGAGACCTGCGATGTCACCGTTACAGGGGATGTAGCGATAAACATCATTGTACTTATCGTAGATATACTTGTAACCAGCATCCAGAACAGCGTAGGAAGTGGAAGAGATATCTTGGAAGTAGGTGAGAACTCTTTCGGTGATGGTGTCAGAATTAGTCTGACCAATCACGTCAGAACGCATGGGCGAGAAGAACGCGATGCAGTCCTTACGGGAGTTAACGATGTTGAGGATTGCGTTTGCCTTAGCAACAGCAGCATCTCTCGTAGTGCCCTGAGGACCAGAGAGGATGTAGTCAATCTGTACAGACTCAGCGTCAGAAACCAGACTGTAAGCGTTGCTGAAATCGGAAGAAGTGTTGGCGTAATCGTCAACACCTTGAGCAAATGCAAACTTCAGCGAACCACCTTGCTTACCACTGATCATGTGACGACCATTGGGCTCGTTATGAACCGAGATGGAAGACTGAATGCGGTTGAAGTTGCGGTTAGCAGCAATAGCACCCCAGGCACCCTCAGCGAGAGTAGCGTTAACAGCAAATACATCACTAGTGTGAGCACCGAAGTAGATGTAGTTAGAAGTTTCCTTCAGAACATTGGGGTAGTAGTTGTTCTCACCAACAGTGGACTTAGCATCGGTAGCCTTGGACAGACCGATGTACTTCTCCAGAAGGGTGTTGGGAGTACCAGTCAGAAGACCGTCACCATCAAGGACAACGATGTGAAGTTCGTCGTTGTAACCACCTTTGTCGGAAGCATACAGCGAGGTGCCAGGACGGGGAGCGATGTTCACCCACTTCTTACCAGGCAGATACTCACGCTCGGGATACTCGTCACGAACGGCACTAACGGTAACAGCGGCGCTGTTCTCATCAGTGGTAGCGTCAGCAGCAGCAAAAGCGGAAGAACCTTGGGTCAGAGCGACGTGAAGTTCACGCTTAACACCGTTGTCTGAAATATCACCAGTTACAGTTCCCTGAACAATGCTCATGGTATCGTCAATGATACCAGTGATACCAGCGGTAGGGATAGCGATCTCAACAACACGGTTGGTAGGATCCCATGCGAGAACCTCAACGGTCTGATCAACACCACCAATTTCAATGGTAGCAGCCTCTTCAGCACCAACGAACAACCAAGTTACGGTGTCATCAGATGCCTCACCAGAGGTGTGAGTAGGTGCGGTAGCACCAGCAACGCCTGCACTCTGTGCAGCATATACGTTACCGCCGTTGGAAACT